AAGTGACTGCTCATTGATTATGCCGGTGAGAAATGCCGGAAAAGAGGTCTCATCCTTTTTAAACATCTCGGGGATGAACCCAAGGTCAGTTATTTCCGTTGTCGTCACTTTTGCCATGGTCTTTCACGCTCCTTAGTAAACCGTGGGGCCCCGCGGCCCCACGATTCGGTTAAGAAGCGCGAGCCCTATGAAAGCGCGCAGCGCCTGAACTGCTTGATTTCGCCGATGGCCCCGTTATACGCGCCGGTCCAGATGTGGTCGGCGCCGAGTACCAGCTCGTTGCGCTGCGGCGGCCTGGTGTTGAGGTCTTCCCATTCGCCCCTCTTGGATTTGAGGCCCGGCAGGCACACATAGTAGCTGGTGTTGGCGATCTTTGTGGTGCTGACGACCGCGCTGATCGGATGCACTATCTGGCTGAGGTTGGTGTTCGGATTCACAAAGCTTGCAGCCAGGGCTTTCATGATGCGAGCCTTGAGCGTCGGGTTGCAAACGATCGCGAACTGAGAGCCTTCCTCAACCGGATATCCTGCGGCTTCCAGGTCTACCAGTATCGCGGCGCAGGCGTTGTTGATGGTCGTAGAATCGTCAGTCGCAAAGGCCTGATTCTGCCCTGAGCTGATCGCGGCGATAAGGGCATAGAACATTGTGGCCTTTTTGTTCCACCAGCGGCGGACGGTGTCGGCCGTAAGCTCTTCGATCTTGTAATACTCGTTGTACCTTAGCCAGTCGTCCAGCATCGGGAACCCGCCGGTAAAGCGGGCCACCCTGACAGCGGCCTTGGTGCCGGTAGGCAGTTTGCTCAGCTTGGCCTCTTCGCCCTCTTCCTGCTGGTAGAAGGTGACGCCGCCGGTTATGCTCATGATGTCGAAGGTGCGGCTAGAGCTCTGCCGCATATCTACTTCATCAAAAAGGAGCTCATACCCGCGGTCGGGGCCTGTCTTGATGGTGTCTGTCGTAATGAGCGGCACAGGAGCAATCCCCTGAAATGCAGGGTCAGGTCCTACCATTTTCCCGACAGTAGCAACGCCGAGTTCTTTCATAAAGCTGTTTATCCGGGCCATGATCGCGGCCTTCTGGTCGGTCGGAGCAATATCCTTTATCTTTGACCAGTCGAACATCCTGCGGCCATAGACGGTTATCCCTGCAAACGGCATCATGCCGGCAGATGCCATGCCAAAGGCCTGATCAGGCGAGGCATAAGCGATGCAGGTGATCGCAAAGAGCGCCACGATCACTGCGATTACTATGAACAATGTTTTCGATGTCTTCATGTGTATATACCTCCCCTTATGCCACTGCCCTGAAGCAGGCATATGTTATTTTGTGGTCAGTCGACGGATCGTCGGACATTACAACGGCGATTGTTCCGGTGCCGGCTGCGGCTGTGAGTATGGTCCTTGGCGTGGACCCCTTCTGCGACAGCGAAACAATAACCCGGTCGGTAGACACCAGCCCGGCAACTGAGATGCTCTCGTTCGCGTCGCCGCCGGCAGTGGTAAACTCGCCTGCGCCTATGCAGATGTGGCTGGGCGCTATGCCGGCTGCAAGCTTGGCAAGCGTGACGTTTGCGTTCTTGATCTTGGCGGTCTCCACTGCATCGGCTGCGAGTTTGGCCGCTGTAACGTTGGCGTCGGTGATCTTGACGGTAGTTACGGCGGCATCATCGAGCTTGCCGGTCGTGACTGCGCCGTCCGCAATTTCTCCGGCCACAATAGCATCGGCATCCGGCCAGAGGAATATGAGCACCTCTGTATCGGTTGATCCTGCGGCCTCGAGGCAGAAACCGCACTGCGTATTGCCTGATGTGGTCTTGGTGACTTTGGCAGCGGACGCGTCGAAATAAACCTTGTCGCCCACGTTTATCACCAGGGGGGCTTCTTTGGGCATAAGCATCTTGCCCATGTAAGCGTATGCGGCCGCCACATTGATGAGAGCGCCCGCAATCGTTATAAGCACCATGTTGTTGTTGACGATGATATCACCGGCGGCTGTCTCTGCGTTATGGGCCAGCTTGAGTGTCCTTACATTCAGAATGCTGTCGGCAATGGTTCCTTTTGCCATGGCTATTTGTCCTCCTTCTTATTCGGATCGAGCGGATTGTCCTTTGAGAAATCCTTGGGACCTGCCGCGTCCTCTTTCTGCTTCTTTTCCTCTTCACTCTTGGTCTGGATGATGAACTGGGCGGGGAACATCTCCCTGGCCTTGGCCTCGTACTTGTCCCTCATCGTTTTTACGCGATCGATGGGCATGGTTACGATGAAGTCCATCTCGGTCTTCTGCGCAGCGTCTTCTTTCGGCAGCTCGCCGATAAGCGCGCCGAACTTCCCGATGTCGGCAAGCATGTCCCTACGGTATGCGTCGCCGTCAGCGGCCTTGGGCTTCAAGGCCTCGATCTCGGTATCTTTCTGCTGAATGAGATCGACTATGTTGTCGCCCGCGTTTTCCTCTGTGAATGTGGTCTTAAAGGTCTTGTTGATTTTGTCGACCAGTGCTTTAATCATTTGCTTTCTTCCCTCCATCTCTTTATTGGGCTGTTCTGCTGTCTCGGGCGAGCCCTTGGCGCTCTTCATCACGCCTGCCCCCGGCTGAGCGCCCAGCCAGACTAGCGACCCTTCACGGGCCTCGCCTCCCGGACGGTACTCGCCATATATGTAATTGCCTCTTTCGTCGGTTATGTCATAAAGAGGCGCCTTAAACCCTATACTCGCAAACCGGTAAATGCCTGCGTCGATTTTTGCGCGGGTGTCCGCGTTGCTGTCAAGCGCCAGCAGATATGCGTCGCCGAACAGCACTTTGACGCCTGTTATGCCGTCAGGCAGCTCTATGTCTTCGCTGGTGAGATGCTTGAATTCCTCGGGCGTCATGTTCTCTGTCTGCGCGTCGAAATACAGGCCTTCGCCCGGCGCGCCGGTGCCTTTGTACGCGGAAGGATGTCCCTGCACAAAGAACCCCTTACCCGGCAAGGTATTGGCGAAATTGACAAGCAGATCCTCAGCGAAACGCTCAACGTCCCGATCTATGCCGTTATGGGCCATAAGCAGCCGCACATAATGTATCTGCTCTTTTGTGAGAGGCTTACGGGCATAGGTGTTTATCTTGGCGAGCTGCTGATCGGTAAGCTCTTTGCTGCCGCCTGCCTGAACAGATAAAACCTTGCTATTTGCTGCGCCCTTCTCGCCTTTTTCGTCAGGCGCAAATGCTGTGCGAGTAACGATGCCCTTAAATGTCGCTTTTATCTTCATCAGCCCTCTCCTGTCCCGGCATTATTACGATTCGATCCTGTGTCCCTTCTCATCGTAGTGGTCTGTGACAACCTTGCCGCCACGCCAGGTAATTATTGATTTATGTACGTCCGGCGACTGCTTGAATGCTTCTTCTTTTTTCGTGATCTTCTGCGTTTCGCCCTGCTTCATTTGTGCCGCCTTTGGAGCTGCGACCGCAGAAGAAACTGCGCCCGGCGTCTTATCGCCGCCTTCAAGTTCGGCAAGCCGCATATTGGCTATTTCGATCACATCCTCCCGATCGTCCCCCTCGATGAAGGCCGATACGGCTTCATGGGTTCCCAGCGCCTTCAGCATCCTGTCGACGTACTCAATCTTCTTATAATTTGTTGACCTGCCTTCCATGTCCTCACCTCATCTGCATATATTGTTAGCAAATTTCCACGCCGCCTTCTGGCAAAACGTGAAACTATTTTTTCTCTGTCTCGATCAATAACAGTTGCGGCTTGCGGTCCGAGCAGTAAGCGACATTCACATTCCGCTCAGGGCATTTCCTTATAAGGCAGCCTGCGCAGGCTGTCTGTTGAAGCATTTTCTCTAAGTCCATCATCCCGATACCTCGCCTTTCCCCGGTCGGTTGCTGCACCTGCACTCTGGGTGCGTATCTCTCACCGGCACGGGCGCGGTCCCAATGGGATATTCGCCGGCCAGCGCCATGCAGATGGGACACGCATCAGGCGCGGGGGTGAATTCCGTGGTCTTTATGCCCCGCTCTTTCCATTCAGCAAGCTTTGCGTCCTCGGCCGCCATGCTCATTTCCGAACGTGCGAGACGGTCCCAGTTAGCGTTCTGATCGCCAAACAGTTTTTCGAGCCGGCCAGCCACCTCTTTAGGATTTGAGCCGGAGAGCGAGTAGCTCTGCATCTCTGGAATTATCTGATCGATGATCCTGCGCGTTGCGTTGTTCTTGACCAGGTCAAACCCGTTTTTGCAAAGGCTGTTATAGATCTCGGAGTTTTTCAGGATGTTAAGCAGAGACTGCTGACTGCCGACCTCGTATGAAGCATGCAGATAACCGAGGCTGAGGGCCTGGCCGTAGAAATAACGGATCGAGGAGTCAGCCTCGGACGGTTTGTAGTTTTGCAGGTACTGCTCGAGCGCCCTCTTTATCTGGTCTATCTGATCACCGGAAAGCGAAAAAACCTGGTTGTCGTCTTTCTGTACTTCCGCGCCCGCAGCCTTGCCCTCTGCCGTGAACCCAAGGATCGAAGTGACCCTGCCCCCGAGCTCGTTCCAGTCATACATCAGTTCGTTCAGATATTTTGTTTCAAGATCATCGAGCTCAGGCCAGGGCTTCGGCCGGCGCAGTTCTTTCCTTTGATGGTCCGGGCATCCGCAAGCGCTGGAATATGTTTTTAGTCCCGTCCTTGTGACCAGGGGAAACTTCATGCCCTGTATCTCGACCGTTGCGGCGCCAACGGTTACCTGCGTCTGAGTGCCCGGCGCGGTGTTGCCCGCAGCACCCATCATATCAGCCTGAGCATTGAGGAAGCGGGCCTGCGCCTGAGCGACCAGATCACGCAGGTTAGGCGTCTCGAACACTATGCCCCAGTCACCCGGCCGATCAACTGACGTGGTAACGGTGTTCCACTTGAAGCCCCTGAGCGAGAGATAGACGGAGAAAAGCCTTATCAGCTCGGGCAGCATGGAAAGCTGGCGTATCTTGGCATCCTGCAGCGCGGCCTCAACCTCGAGGGTAGCCATGCGCTCCGTCGTGCTCCAGTAAATGCCGAGCATCCACGCCGGCAGGTTAAGTTTGCTGACGATCTGTTCAAGCACATGCCGCAGCGGGATCTCGTACTCGAGTATCTGGCCGTCATGGCCGATTACCTTTACCACTACGTCGGAATCCTGGCTGCCGGCCGTCACGAAATCGGCGCTCGATCCCTGGCGTTTGGCGGTTATTGCCTTCTGGAATTCGTTATACATGACCAGGCGGCGGGTCTCAAGGGTCTCCTCGGCGCCGATCTTGCTGGCCTTGTAATGCACATGATAAGAGGGATCGCCGAAACGCTCTCCCACACTCTTGATGCTGTTCTGTAAAGTAGCGAGGATCTGGGAGACGAACTCCATAGAGCGCATGACCGAAACGCCGCCAGGGTCGGAATTTTCATTGTTGATGGAGTTATAGAGTATATTGGACGGATTAAGCCTGACCTCATCTATCCCGTTGACGCTCCTTGTCTGGACATACCGCGCATTCAGGATCCGCTCTATCAAGGTGCCCGGCGTTGAGTTAGTCAGTCTCGGCTGATTGCCCGGATACCTGTACCAGGGCTCGGCCCTGCCTGTCTTAGCGTCCCTGCAAAAGGTGATGTTCTTACTGTCCGCAACTCGCAGGCCGGCGATGTCCTTCATGTCGGGCGTGGCCGTAAATTCGCTTATGCTGAAGCCCTGTTCGAAGGTTTCATTGGCGAAATTCTCAATAAAGGCCTGCATGCCTTTCTGCTGATCGTTGACAGGCACATTAAGGCAGAAGTCTTCGAGTGCCGCGACTACCTCAGGCTTGTCACCGATGATCTTGATGGTGCCATTTAAAGAAATGAGCCTGCGGATCCCCGAGTCAATTATCGGGATGGCCTCTCTCAGAAATTCATAGAACTCTCCCGAGACCTTTCTGAACACATAGTCCTGAAAGTATTTTGTATACGGCCCCTGCGGATTGTTCTCCCTGATCTGCGCCTCTGATGTCACGCCCTGGGCCTTTCTGATCTCGTACCCCAATATTTTCATCTCGTATGTCCTCCGCAGGCGAAATAGTCTTCAACAGCGCAGCCGAGAAGCCCGGCCAGGGTTTCGGCGCGGTCAGCATCTATAAGGTGATCGTCCTGTTTTTTATAGGTGCGATGCTTGCCGGCAGTGCTGACTGTATGGTTCGGGTAATAGGTGAGCAGGTCGGGATCCGGCGGGTATTCGACATCAAGCCGCTGGATAAACTTTGTCATGTGGTCCGTAGACAACTCCTTGAGGGTGATCTTTACAGGCTTGCCGTCTTTGCTGTCGATAATCGGCGTGCCATCTTCATCTATGTTGTCAGTCGTGCTCTCGAACTGGAACCCGTGCAGGCGGTCGTCATAATGCTTGTGCTTATACTGAGGCAGCCCCGCAAGGTCGTGAGCGACCGCGCTGCCGGCATTGCCGTAGTCAGTGCCCCAGCTCATCGACTCCTGCGGGCCGTAAATGTCATCGAGCGCATCGAGGGCCTGGCATTGCTGGTCGTAGGTGACGTGTTTAAGGTTGAGTCTCGCTATGGTACGCTTGCGCTTGCCGATAATGTTCTTTATGAGTATTTCAGTGGGATCACCGGAAAAACCGAAGTCAGCCCCACCGCGCTTCAGCCCGGGGACGGCGACGAAAAAGCCCTTTATCAGTTTGCGGAATTCACTGTCGTTCATGGAGCCATCGGGCCTTATCGAGTAATCGAAAAACCCGGTCATGCGCAAAATGGAATTGGCGAGCGTGATCTTGCGCGGGACCGGCCCGCTATCGCCCGGTACCATCTCGATCTTGTAGCCGCTGACTATGACCTCATTCCGTGCCCTTTCGACCAGCACCTTGAGGCAGCGATATTCAATAATCTCTTTCACGCAATGCCGGAGCTGCTCCCATGGGAATACGCTGTATTCGGGGTCGCCGTCTTCGGCCAGAACGTTATGTTTGTAGCCAGGGCTGTCTTCCCCGCCGTATTGTTCGATATAGAATTGCCTACGCTCTTCCGACCAGTAAGGAGCAGGCATCATGGTCTTGGGCCAGCAGAAGTGTTTGAACTTCATGGTCCGCAAATGCCGGGGCATATGTTTAAACTCAGTCTCTTGCTGTTCAGCTGCTGCGGGCTTTTCTTCCGCCGCCATATTAATAACGCTGGTGCTCTTGGCCCTTTCCTTGAGTTTGAAGAAATCACAGGACCGGTCACCGTCAGTGACCGAATAAATAGCGGCAACACAGCCGGGCTTCATTGCGCGCCAGAACTCTGACCACTGTTTGGGATTTTTCATTTTCGCGGCTTCGTCGAGTTTTGCGAAGGTGCGAACGTGGACACCACGGAAGGCTTCACCGTCATGGCCGGCTGGGCGGAAGTCTATTTTGAAGCCGTTAGTAAAATACATGGCATGATGCGGATGTTTCTTGTGACGCTTCAGTGAACCTAGAAGGTCGTCATTCCATGAAAACTGATCGGTCATGGCCTCGATGATTTCATCGAGATGCGTCTGCTGCGGAGCGCCGACCAGACCCGAGCCGTTTGGCAAGGTGTACGCATAAAAGAGATTGTCCGCCACGATATCTCTGGTCTTCCCTGTCTCAGAGCCGCAGTCGTACACTTTATTGCTGCGATACCTGATGCCGCCTTGCTGGTACCCGAAAAAGTTATACGGGTCCTGATGATCAGGATCCTCGGGTTCGCGCAGAAAGGCCTGGCACCACAAAACAGGATCGGACATGATGCAGGCGAGCTGGAATTCGTCAAGGGATTCGTACGGCTCCGGGAATTCGCCCCTTGCGATCTGGTGCCATGTCCAGTCAAAACGCTCAAGCCAGGCCTCGAAAAAGGAACGGGGGATAACTATGTCCTTGCCGAGATCAGCGAGGTTGACAGGCTGAACCGTATCGAGCACGGGCATTAAGTCTTGCCTCCGTTATCCTGCAGCTTGGAGGCAACCCCGCCGAGGATGGTAGCCAGGGTTTTATTTGCCTTCTCATCATCGTCAACCTTTGCCTGCGCCCTGGGCGTGACATTCAGATCTCCGAGCGAGAGGTTAAGATCGGCCAGCATCTTGGGCAGCATGAACAGTGAAGGGTGACTGACTATCTTGTGCCCAACTACATTGCCGTCCTTGTCCCATACCTCGCTCTTCACGATCGGGCCGTCACGCAGGATAGATTCCATCAGCAGATCGGCAATCTGCATCGCGCTGCCGACCTTGAGCGCCATGATCTCCTGCAGGTCCTTGTGACGCTCAGGATTGCTCTTCTCACTGAGGGACTTCATGATCGCGCTGAAGGTGTCTATGATCTGCGCCTTGTCGAGGCAGACGCCGCCTGGCTCTGTATCGCCATCATTGACAAGCGAGCACGGATAATGCGGGCAGGTAGACAGGCAGGGCTTTACGAATTTCTGAACAAAGCCCTGGGCGTATTTCCCGGTCTTCCAGCTGTTTCTGTTCCCTTTCATGGCCTCGGACTTGGCCGGGCTCTTGGCCGCTTTCTTGCGCTGGTCTATAGCCTCAGGCGACATGGTATAGCAGCGGGGAATACGGAGTCTTTCTGGAATGCCTATACAGGCCTTTTCTTCGTCCTTTGCAGGCTGGCCGGTATTAGGGGTTGCGTCCCCTGCGATTAGTGCCTTAATTTGCGCCTGAATGGCCTCTTTTTTCGTATGAAGGTCCTCTATGATAGAGGCTTGAACTATGTCTCCATTGTTGAGTTTCTTGGCGGCGTTGCTGAGGCTTATTTTTATATAGCGGAGCTTTTCGTTGAGTGCTGCAATTTTTTCTTCCCGTTTTTTGTCCATAACAACAAGCCCTCCAGTCTTACGACCTTTGGGCTTGTTATACCAAATTTTCGCTCCGCCTTCTGGCAGAGTATGAAACTATTTCGTCTGTCTATTCGTCGGTGGCCTCCTCTTCGCGGCCGGTGCGGTAGCGCACGGCCTCATCCGTATAAGGGTTTTTAAGCTTCTTCATGTTGAACAGACGCACTCCCTCGGTCCAGAAGTGTTCAGGCCCGCGCCCCATGCTGCGGCCCTTTGCCGTATGCATGTCGAGCGCGAAATCCGGAACGTCCAGGTGCAGCCCTCTCTCGCGCCGGCCGTAAATGACGATCTGGAATTCATCGCCTATGCGGCTCTTACTTGCCCGGCACATGGCGAGTATCGCGTTTGCCAGGACCATGCGGAATGACCGCGACTTTTTCTCCGGCGCCTTGTCGTATTCCTTGCGGAGTTCCAGATACAGCTTCCGCATCTCGGCCACATAGAGGACAACGTGCGGGTCCGCTATGCCGATATCCTCGACGGAGATCACCTGCAGCCGCCGCCAGAGGTATTCATGAAAGCCGTCCTCCAGCTCGATGGCCCAATACATGGCCTGTTCCTCGAGGCCGCGCCGGATCGTCTTCTGCAGCGCGCTGGCTGCCTCTGAAAATCTGTAACCGTTTTTCGTCATTAATTTGAAGAGTGTCACCGTTCCTCCTTATGCAGCTATCTCCTGTGCCTTCTGCACACCCTCGCCCACTAAAATAGTGCGGCGTATCTTCTGCAGCTGCCCTATGATCAGGTCAAGCCGCTCGGTGCTTATGTCGGTATGCAGCACCGCCTTTTCGAGATGCCTCAGGCGGTCTTCCTGATGAATCTGTTTTAGAAACTTCTCGATACTGCCCATGAGTCCCGAGAAGGCCATGATCGACTCGCTCTCTTGTGAGGATAAGGGCGTGAGGGCGAAGATGCTTTCTTGACTGTCGATCGCTATCAGGGCCGTTACAAAGGCATAGAGTTTGTTTTGCGTGTTGAGCTCGCCTGAGCGTATCTTCGCAAAAACAATATCCTGCTGTGCCTGAGGCAAGCGGCTCATCTCATAGGCCTGGGCGGGCGTCAGGCTGCCTTTAATGACCATGTCCTGATAGTCCGCTGCCAGGCTGAGGAGACTCAACCGGTCGTAGATGGGCCCCGTTTTCTTATAGCCAAACTTTCGGGCCATGTCCTCGACTGTCCAGCCTCTGTCTATAAGGCGTTGATAGGCCTTGCCCTGTTCGATGATGTTCAGGTCCTCCCGCTGGATGTTTTCGAGCAACGCCAGCTCTTCAACCTGATGGGCGTTAAGGTTTTCTATGATAGATGGTATGGTCGACTTGCCGGCGAGCTCGGAAGCCCGCCACCGCCGTTCACCCATCACGATCATGTAGCGCCCCTCTCGGGGCACTACTTTGATCGGCTCCTGCACGCCATACTCTCTGATGCTCATGGCGAGCTCATCCAGCCGGTCCTGATCAAAATGCTTTCTCGGCTGATCAGGGTTTGGGAAAACCTTGTTAAGCTGCAATTCTATGACTTGCTTTTTCATGGTCAACCTTCCGTTATGCTCTCATCGGCATAACTACTGCCTTCTGGTTAATGAGGATAGGAGACAGGCCCTCTGACATCTCGATCTCAACAGCCGACTCCGCTGCATATGCCCTGATGGCGTCGAGCAGGTAAGTGGAATTGACGATGAACCCGACTTCGCCCTTGGCCTTTCCGATCGAGGAGCAGGCTATCTGCCACTTGTACGACCCGACGCCGGCGTTCTCGGTCTGTATCCTCAGGTTCCCGTTAATCGTGAGCTTGAGTTTCTGGTCTACCGGTACCGCCCCGCCAAGGACCTGAAATAAGTCCTTGCTCTGGAAGCGCAACTTTATCGGCAGTTTCGTGGGCACGACTTTCTTGTAATCGGGATACTGCCCCTCAATGCACTTCACCGTGAGCACGCCTTCCGCTATCGGGAGGCTGATATGCCTGTCTCCCACGGTCATGGTCTGGGTTTCATACAGGGCGCGATATTTGGCCTCTGCCCTGCCCTGCAGGTAATCGGCCATATCGTGTTTCGCTATCAGGTCCTTGCCCTTGTACTCGTTCTCAGACAGGTACCCTGACGAACTCACAGGCCCGTTCCACTCAATGGTCATGTAGCCGGTCTTGTTGACCTCGTATCCGGCTTCTACCTTCTGCCCGTAGACCGTCAACGTATGCTTGCCCTTTGCAGGACTGACCCCCCGCTTGATATCGCGCAGCTGCCCTGCATTGTTCTTTACCGGATATTTCATGATCAGCTCAGCTGCCTTGCGCGGCAGGATCCTGCCGGCTGCCGGTATGCCCTCACCGCGGACAGTGATATTGTCCAGGTGCAGCCTGTTGCCGTCAGTGGCAACCATCGTGCCGGCGTTCAAATCCAGAAACACGCCGTTAAGCACATAGCGCGTGTCTGATTCGCCTGCGGCCCTGATCACCCTTTTCAGAGCGGTAGGGATGCGGTCGACGTCCAGGGTGACCCCCTTGAAGTCCATGCCGGCAGGGAACTCATCTGCTGAAAGCGTGTAGATCTCGCAACGCTTGTGGACCTTGACGGTATGTTCCGCGAAAGACATATCGATGTTCATGTCCTCTATCGCGGAGACCTCTTTAAGCAGCAGTTCTGCGGGGATGCAGCGCTTCACGGCGTCACCCTTGCAGTCTATCGTGCGGGTCCAGCGCATTTCGAGATTCGTTGCCGCAAGCCTGCACTTTCCGCTTGCGATATCGAACAGGATATGGCTGAGGATCGGGAGCGTACCTTTCTTCTCGACGCAGCCTGCAGCGACTTTAAGCGAGCTCAACAGTTCCTGCCTCGAAAAGGTTACATTCAGGACCGCCGCTGCCTTGGTCTCTTTTGCA